TTATGATTGATCAGAACACTATCGAGCAGATTTTAAATAGAGCCGACATCGTAGATGTGATTGGTTCCCAAATCGAGCTCAAACAAAAAGGGTCACGACACTGGGCCTGCTGTCCCTTCCATGGGGATAAGACTCCCAGTTTTTCCGTGAATCCAGCCCAGGGGACCTACCACTGCTTCGGCTGCGGTGAGGGCGGGAACGCCATTTCATTCGTCATGAAGTACGATAATCTGAGCTTCCCCGAAGCCTGCCGCAAGTTGGCGGAGAAGATGGGCATCCTTATCGAGGAAAAGAAGTTGACGCCTGAGCAGGAACGGGCACACCTGAAAAGAGAGGCCATGTGGGTGGCCAACGAGAAGGCACAGCAGCACTTTCTCGAGATACTATATTCTCCGGAAGGCAAGAACGCCCTGGAGTATGCCGTCAGCAGATGGGGCGAAGAGTACGTGAAAGAGATGGGCATCGGCTTTGCCCCCAACGAGTGGCAGGATATGGTGAACTTCGCCGGCCAAAACAGCCTGAGTTTAGAAATCCTGCAGGAGTGCTCACTGGTTCGCAAAGGCGAAAGAGGCTACTATGATTTCTACCGTAACCGTATCATGATACCCATTCGCGACCGCTTCCGGCACATTATCGGATTCACGGCACGCGATATCAGCGGCGTCGAGGGCACACCCAAATACCTCAATTCCGCGGAGAGCGACATCTATTCAAAGGGTCATTCCTTATTCGGTATAGATATCGCCATCCGCGAGGCGGTCAAGACAGGCCGCTTTTATGCGGTGGAAGGCGCCCCCGATGTGATGAGGTTGCAGGCTATCGGCATACCCAACGCACTGGCCTCACTGGGTTCGGCATGGACCAAAGAACAGTTCGAAAGCCTGAAGAAGTACGCCACGCACATTTGCTTCTTACCGGACATCGACCCACCCAAGGCGGGAGAGAAATACGGCACGGGCATCAAGGCCGTCATGAAGAACGGCGAGTTGGCCATGCGATGCGGTTTCTCGGTTTCGGTGAAAGAGATACTGGCTGATCCAGGAGTGAAGCAAGACCCGGACAGCTATTGCAAGAACAGAATAATGTTCGACCAGATTGATGAAGAGGACTTCCTCTTATGGTATGCAGGCTATCTCTTCGAGGGCAAGGACACGACAGAAGATAAGTCTACGGCAATCAATAATATTTGCCAGTTGGTGGCGCTCGTCAATGACGAGGTGAAGGAGAAAATGTATCTGGACGCGCTGCAGGGGCAATACCGCAACAAGAATTTGTGGACGACGGCCATCAACCAGGCGAAGAAGATCATGCAGGCCAAAAGAGTGTTGGACCAATCCAAGAAAATCGACCGTGACCTCTACACCAAATACGGTTTCTACGAGGAGCACAATGCCTATTTCAGCATTTCCGCCAACGGCGGCGGTCCGGTGCAATGGTCAAATTTCATCATGATTCCGATGTTTCACATCAAAGACGCGCTCAACCCGAAACGCTTGTATCGAATCAAAAACCAAGACAAGCAAGAAGAGATCATCGAAATGAAGCAAGAAGATCTAAGCTCACTGGCCAAGTTCAAACAGAGAGTCGAGGGATTGGGCAATTATATTTGGTTGGTCAGCGAGAAAGAGCTTACCAAACTGAAGATGTTTCTATATGCACAGACAGAGACAGCAACAGAAATCATCCAGTTGGGATGGCAGAGAAAAGGTTTCTTCGCGTTCGGTAACGGTTGCTTTGATACGGAGTGGCATCCCACAGATGATTACGGCATCGTCAGGATGAAAGAGGGCAATTATTACTTGCCAGCGGTATCATCCATATATAAAGAAGAGGTGAATTTGTACCAGTTCGAACGCAAATTTATCCAAACCAACTTCTCAGCCATCGGATTGAAAGAGTTTACCGAGAAGTTGATAGGGGTGTTTGGCAACAATGCCAAGATAGGTATATGTTTCTTTCTGGCCACACTGTTTCGAGATGTAGTGGTGGGTACGACTAAATCGTTCCCCATCCTGAACCTATTCGGTCCGAAGGGATCAGGTAAATCGGAGTTGGGCCATTCGTTGATGTCGTTCTTCATCATCAAGAACACACCGCCCAATATCCAAAACTCAACCATCGCGGCCATGAGTGACACGGTGGCGCAATGCGCTAACGCGCTTGTTCATCTGGATGAGTACAAAAACACCATAGATATCGACAAGCGAGAATTCCTGAAAGGTCTATGGGACGGTGCCGGACGCAGCCGCATGAACATGGACCGAGACAAGAAGAGAGAGATTACCCGAGTGGATTGCGGTGTGATACTATCCGGACAGGAAATGCCAACCATCGATATAGCCCTTTTTTCTCGACTGATATTCCTAACCTTCAACAAGACGGAATTCAACAACGAGGAGAAAAGCAGGTTCGCAGAGTTGAAACGGGTGCGCGACATGGGACTAAGTCACATTGTGCTGGATATTCTAAAGTACAGAGCGACCGTGGAGACAACCTTTGGCGAATGCTATACAAGATGCATGGCTGACCTGAATGATCATCTGCAAGACCAGGGCATCGAAGACCGTATACAAGGAAACTGGCTGATACCGCTCGCCATATTCCGATGTTTGGAGAGAGTGTTGAATCTTCCGTTCACATACGATGAATTGTTGAAGGTGACCATAGAGGGTATCAAACGCCAAAATGGGGAATGCAAGCGCACGAACGAGTTGGCCAACTTCTGGAATGTGTTCGCCTATCTGCTTCAAGAGGGAGAGATATACAGCGAAGGCGACTTCCGAATAGATTATGTGCGCACGTTCCGGAGCAATATAACGAAAGCAGATATGGAATGGGCGCAGCCACGCCCCATCCTGATGATGCGCAAGAACAGAATCTTTATGCTCTACAAAAAGTTCAGCAGACAGGTTGGTGATACTGCCCTCCCTCCGGAGTCTCTGAAGTTCTACCTGGAGAACGCGAAGGAATACCTGGGCGTGAAAAATTCAGTTCGATTCAAGAACATCGTAAAGGGTGTGGAGATGACGAAAGTGATTGCCATAACCGGACAAACGCAATCGGTTGTAAAGACGACCACAGTGGAACAAGCGATGTGCTTCGACTATGAATTGCTCAAAGAGAACTACGGCGTAAATCTTGAAATCGACAACAACAGCCGGAGTGAAGAGAGTGATCAGACGGAGGATAGAAGAGAATATAAATACTAAATTACATCATAAAAGCTCGTAAAAGGTGTGGACGCCGTGAGGCGGAAGCACCTTTTTTTATGCCCATCCAATGATATTACCTCGATTATTTTGGGGGCAAAATGCCTTCTACACTTTCTACACTTTCTACAATGTTATAAATGAAAGGTTTATGTATGTAGAATACCTTCTACAATTCTTCTACAAATTTCTACAAACATAAAAAAGAGGGGGTCATTTCTACAAATCACTTCGATTTCTACACTTTTTCTACACTCTAAAAATGCTAATTGCTTGATATTCGGCAATGTAGAAAGTGTAGAAGCCGTAGAAGCCAAAATATGTGTTACTTCTCAGAAATTATTTTTTTTTGCTTCTTTACAAAATCTTCCTTTTTGTCCTAATATTTTATTTCAAGTATATTGACAATTTCTATAAAAAGAGAGTAAAAATAGAATAAAATGCTAACTTTGCAGCGATTTTGATTTTTTATGACTTATATGAGCCAATTTCTTTTTTATCTTAAACTGGAGCCCTACTTAAAGCAGTGGCTTCACAACGCGCTGGGCAATCCGGTCAGATTCCCGGCCAAATCGAATGAGAATGCCATCATTCGGAGATTTCTGACCAAGCGCCCGGAAGGGGCACAACCGCAAACCGCGAAAGAGGATCTGACGGCGATCGTCATTCCGGACAGCAAGGCGAAACCACCGCAGACGTACAACTGGGTCGGACCGTCCGCCGCAAGCGCCATCACGGAATGCATCGAGGATCTTTTCCGGAGAAACCTTTGGGCGGAGCTGGAGACGTTGGACGGCCACCCATGCGGCATCAACAAGCTGATCATCGCCTGGTGTGAGCTGCACGGAATCGATGATGACCATTCCGAGGCCGTCCGCCAGAAATATTACAGGATGCGAAAAGCATACACAGAAAAAAGTATAAATCTTGTTAAATCTACGAGGAATCACACGGATGATGACCCCGATATTGAACAACTGCGAACAACATTGTACAGAAGATGAATCATATTAGCTATATCAACAAGGTGGAGGTGACCGCCACACAAAATTTCGGTTGGTTCTTCTACAGCGGACAAAACGCATGGGTACCGAACAACATGGAGTTTTCCGAAATCCCTATTTCAGGACTGGCCACACTGACCTGCGAACAGAACATAGACGATAAGTCGGTGATTTACACAAGCACACTGACGTTTACCGTGGACACCGAAACAATGCCTGTATTAGACAAGGTAGCCTTCCGGCTCGGTGCCGCGGACGGCAGCAGATTACTCATGGGCGACGACCGGCGCCCTTATGTGATGTGTACCGTCACCGAAGACCATCCGGATTCGGTGGGCTCGGCCGTCAAAAGAACGGTGAAAGCCACATGGACGGGACCGCGAAAACCATACCTCTTAAAGTAGGGTCTTTTTATATATAATAAGGTATGTCTAAATTCGTATCAAACGAACAGCAAGAATGACATACCAACTCGACATTGACGATATGATTGGCACGTGGGGCATCTCGAAGTCCTACGTGCGTCAGTCGTTATCCGCTTACAAAGGTAAGCCCGTGAATGTGCGCATCTCGTCATTAGGCGGAGACGTGGCGCACGGTCTGGACATCCGCCAGCAGTTTATCGATCACGGCCAGGTGACCGCTTATCTCTACGGTTGTGTGGCTTCCTCCGCTACCATCATCGCGCTCGGCGCACAAAAGGTATGCATGTCGAAGTACGGCATGTTCCTCGTTCACAAGGTGAGCAACTGGGTGGACGAATGGGGCACGTACAACGCCGACCAAATCCAAGAAATCATCGAGAAGCTTCAGCAGACCAAAGAGGACAACGACAAGTTCGACCTCGTGTTGGCCAACATTTATGCCGACAAGTGCAAGAAGAAGGTGGATGATATCCTCGATGTGCTGAAGGCTGGCAAATGGATGACCGCACAGGAGGCCCTGGAGTACGGTTTCATCGATGAGATTGTAGAAGATGCCGAGGATGGCAAGATGAATTTCGCCGGCCTGACCAACAAAATCAACCGAATGGGCTATCCTTCCCTTCCGGAGAACTTCATGGCTGCGCCCAAAGAAGGATTGTTACAGACTGTGCTGAACAAGGTGCAGAATATTCTCGATGAAATCGGCAAAAATCATTCGAATAAGGTAGAAAATCAGGATAATCAAAATCAAATAAGTATGACAGATAAAAAGGAATTCAACCAGGTGAACGCCATTCTGAAGCGTGAATCGCTTGCCTTCAGCGAAGAGGGTACAGTGATCAACGAGGCAGACATGGCTCTCATCAACAATGCACTGCAGAAGCAGGCAGAGGATAACGAGAACTTGCGCAAGCAGAACGAGGAACTGGCCGAGCAGGTGAAGAATCTGCAGGCGGCTGAAGGCGCTGAATCGCACAAGGTGGACAACGGCGGCGAAGAGCAGCACGATGTGATGGCTGAAGCCAAGGCCTTGTATGACGCTCTCTGACAAATCATAGTGCCATATATTGTTTTGTTATTAGTAATTAATTAGTTAGTTTATGAGTAAAGTAAATTTTACCGCTGAAGACCTGGCCAAGACCGCCATCAAATATCGCCAGCAGTTGCTGATGATGGTTGTGATCGGTCTGGAGCAGACCAAGCAGCACATGACCATTCGACCGGGCATCCGTTACAAGGAGGTAGTCGGCGAACTGACAGGCGGCATCGAACTCGGCCCGTACAGCGAAACTCGTTTGGATGAGTCCGATATCAATGTGGCGAAACGCGAGCTGGAGACCTTCTTCGGTTCGGTGGTCAAGCCTTTCTCTCCCAACAGCGTGTACCAGTCGTTGTGGGGCTCTAGCATCACCAAGGGCGAAGCCCTGAAGGATACCGAAATCACCAAGATGGTGTTGGGTTACTTGATGAAGAAACTCTCCGAGAGCCTGAACAAGGCTATCTGGAAGGCGAAGCGCAAGGAATCGGGCAACACTACCGTGGACCTGTTCAACGGCTTCGATACCATCGCCGAAACGGAAATCGCAGCAGGCACAATCTCAACCGCCAACAAGAACTTGTTCGAGTTTACCGAGAAGATTGACAAGACCAATGCCGTGGATCTGTTGAAGTCCTTCTACCGCTCCGCGGACGATGTGCTGCGCGGTGAAAAGGTGAAGTTGTTCATCTCCAATGACATCTACGATGCCTACGTGGACGACTACCAGAGCACCGTAGGCGCTATCGCGTACAATACACAGTTCGATAAGACCTTCTTGGAGGGCTCTCATAACTTGTGCGAGCTTGTACCGCTGAGCAACAAGGCGGAATCGGGTTTCATCCAGTTGACACCGCAGGCAAACATGCTGATTGGTGTGGACCAGGAATCCGACCTCGAGAATATCACAGTCGAAAAACATGCGGCGTTCATCCTGCAGTTCATCGCCACACTGTTCTTCGGTTGCCAGTATGAATCCATCAACAAGGAGCGACTTCTGGTCGGCAAATTGTTGGCTTAAAAGGTGAATCATGAGTAAATGTAATACTTCTCTCTATAGTTCGCTGGCTTGGTGCGAGGGGCAGACCGTGCTCCCCGGCATCAAGGCAGCGGTTTACTTCATCCCGAAAAGGGATATCGTAACATGGCCCACATTGCCCGCGCTGGGTGACGCTGAAAATATGGCGGCTTTAGCTACCTATAGCGGTAATTTTGTGCTGGCAAGTGATAAGAAGTGGCTGACCATCCAATCTCTCTCCACCAAATCTTCAGTAACCACGGAGACGCAGGGCGAATATCCTTCAGTGACCGCGCTGAACAAGATTACGCTCAAGCATCCGGGCACCGATGAAGAAGCGGCTGGTTTCTGCCGTCAGGCGATGGCTGATGACCTGGTTTTCCTGGTGCAGCAACGCAATGGCAAGTTCCGTGTGATTGGTTCGGAGCAATTCGAATCCACTACCAAGCCCTCACAGGCGTTAGGCGAAGGCAACACGGGCGAGGCAGGCACCACGCTCGAGGTGGAAGCAACGGACGTATGCCCGGCTCCGTTCTATCCTGGCAACATCGAGACCGCAAGCGGTACGATTTCGGGTGAGAACGGTTCTAAAGTAACGCAATCATAGTCCAGTTTTCATAATTCTTAATTTTCTTTTTTCATTGTGATTGTTGTTTGGGGGTGACGGCGTAAGGTCGCCACCCCTTTTTAATTCAAATAAAATGGATAATCAATTAACAGATAGAATCAAGGTGTTTCTCGAGGCAGAGCCAGAGAAGCGCGACCTCCTCGAGGGTGCAATGCTGTTGCTGAAACTCAACCGTAACCGAATCCTCTATAACAACATCATCCGCCGGCCGGACAAATTCGCCGACAAGTTGGTGTACGAACTCAAAAAATACTACCGCATCCGGCTGGATAGCATGACCGTGGAGGATGTGGTTCGCATGGATCGCGCCGTGGTCCCGGCCGCTAAAGCGACCATCGAGGCAGGCGCTCCGGTGATTGATGCCGATGGCGATACGCCCCAGGAGGCCGAAGTGGCCCGCGGCAAGCGTGAGGATCACGATACCTTGCCTACAGAAATCCAACAGTTGTGGACCGACAATGCCGAACTCTACTTCAAGATCAAGTCACTCTTCGAGCAGTTGAAAACGATGGAGGCCGCACCGTCATGCGACCGATATGAATACCTGGTGCAACTGAAGGAGGCCGATGCGAAGTATCGCGAGAACATGCGAATCTACGACAGTTACAAGGAGGGTGACGAGGTTTCACTGGCCGACCCGGATGCAATGGCCAAGAAGATCAACGCGGCACGCAAGTACATTTCCTCCAACAAGGCAGCGCTGGCCGAACTTCGAGAGAGCGATCCCGAGAAGTATGCTACCTTGCTGGCGAAAGTGCAGGAACGAATTGAGCTGCTGAAACTGCTGGGCGCGAACATCGAGCAGGCACAGGCGGATGAATTGACCGAGTTAGGCCTGACCGTATGAGCCGTAAACTGGTAGACGATATCATCCGGCCCATCGAGCGGAACCCGCTGCAGGCGTACCTCGACAACCGCATACAACTCTTCGATGTGATTGAGAAAATCCTTCAGGAGACGGGACCGGCGAAAGTATACATCTCCACCTTCTCCACGTCCGAGGAATTTCTGCGGCGCATCTACCGCCTGAAAAAGGAGGGGCTGATTCTCCGGTCCGCCATGCTGGCGGATTTGAAAGCCAGCCGCAAGACGGTGATTCTCTACTCGTTGATTTCAAATACTTTCGATGAGTGTTACTTAGCTGAAAACCACAGCAAGGTAATTCTCATCGAAAACTCGCGCTTCCGCGTCTCGATCTGTACCAGTCAGAACCAAACCCGAGGTAACCGCACCGAATCGGGCATGATTAGCACGGATCCGGCGATATATGAAACGCTGCTGCAGCAGTTCAAAGAGATCATCAACCAAAAAGCAATATTACTGGATGGACTTTTCAACGGAACAGATATGCAAGGTGGAGGAACTCGCTAAGTTCCTGACGCCGTTGTCAGAGATGGCCGTCCTCATGGACGTGCCGTTGGACGACTTGCGCCTGGCGGTCCGTTACCGCAACAGCGCCGTCAGCCGTGCCTACTACCGGGCGAAAGCGGAAACTTCGCTGGCGCTGCGCAAACAGGAGATTGAATTGGCCAACGTGGGCTCACCGCTAGCGGTGCAACTGACCACGGCCTACATGGTTACAATGGATTCAGACGAAGATTTATAATGGCTATACCAGCGACTATCGACATTTGTGAGAAATACCTTTTTGCTGACGTCAGCGAAATGGTGGAGGAAGGGGTCCCGGAGATTATCCAGAAGCGACTGCTGCGACTGCGCGACCTCTACAACTACTGGATTTCTTTCCCCTCCAAGAAGGATATGGAAATGGCGGAAGAGGACATGCGGAGAAACGGCATCGGCAAGTCAGCGGCCTACGAGGATGTACGGATCCTGAAGAAGCTGCTGGGCAACTTTGCCAAAACCACGAAGGATTATCACCGCTACAAATTCACGCTCATGATCGAGGAATCCTTCCAGATGGCGAAGCGAACCAAGGATGCGAAGGCGATGGCCAGCGCCGCCAACTTCTATGCGAAATATACCCAGTTGGACAAGGAAGATTCGGTGGAGCGAGGCTATGACCAAATCGTCATCCAACCCTTCGAGCCGACCGATGACCCGACCGTGCTGGGGCTGAAACCTATCCCCAATCTGCGTGAGAAAATTGCCCGCAAAATCAAGCAATATTGGACCGAAGATGTGGAGGAAGTCACCTTTGAGGATGCAGAATTCAATGAGGATAAGATATTCGGAACCAGCATTATAAACGATTCTGTTTAAAGTAATACTTCAATGAGACAATACTTCAACGACCCGCAGCAGGAAGTGATGTTTACGGGGGCCAAAGACAATGTGATTGTGGGTGGACGTGGTATCGGGAAGGGCCTGATACAGGCCTCGTGGAACCTGAGGAATTTCCAACGGATGCCGGGTTCCTGCTCGGGCATCGTGGGTGTGAACGGCAAGCGAGTGCTCACCAATACCTTGCCCTCCATGCTTATCCACTGGGAAAACTGGGGGTACAAGCGCGATGTGCACTGGTGCATCGGACGCCGACCGCCCGAGTCCTGGGGATGGGGAAGGCCTTTCTTCGAGCCGCAGAGTTACGACAATGTGCTATCCTTCTACAACGGAAGCATCGGTTTCATTATCTCGCAGGACCGGGCAGGTACTTCCAACTCCCAATCCTATGACGCCATCACAGTGGACGAGGCGAAATTCATCGACTTCGAGCAGCTGAACAACGAGACACTGCAGGCGAACCGAGGAAACAAGATGCACTTCGGACAACATTACTTCCACCACGGCATGTTGATCACCTCCGATATGCCCGTCACGAAGAAAGGAAGTTGGTTCATGAACTACAAATCGAAATGCGATCCCGAACTCATCGAGACCATCCAGGCCATGGTACACGAAGTGTGGAAGATTAAGAAGCGTATCCGCGAAGACATCGCCGCCGGCGCCAAACCGCCCGAATACCTGCGCAACCACCTGCGTACACTCAACCGCGATATGTGCCGCCTGCGATCGGTGGCGCTGCTCTACCGCGAGTATTCATCCATCTGGAACATGCAAGTGCTGGGCGAGAAATGGGTGAACGACATGAAGCGCGATTTACCGCCGCTCACCTTCATGACCTCCATCCTCTGCAAGCCCATCGGCATCGTGAAGGACGGTTTTTATTCCTCGCTGACCCCGGCGCACAAATACCATGCGGTGAACTACAGTTACCTCGACAACCTGGAGTATCA